CAATACATAACCTATGGTTGTAGACAAATATGTTAGCAGGTGTTTGGACGTGGGTTCGACTCCCACCGGCTCCATTGATGATTTACATTGTTTTGTAAATCTTTCTAAAACGTTGTTTTTACAACGTTTTTTATTTTATTCTTTGGTATTCCTTAGTATTCCTTTTTACAAAAGGGATACAACAAAGGATACAACATTCCGTTGTATCCTTAAAAATCTATATATTTTGCAAAGCGTTCTCCGATATCATCCTTTGCTTGTGTTGTGATGTGAGTATATACATTCATAGTTGTCTTTAAATCGGTATGACCAAGACGATATTGAACTTGTTTTAATGTCATTCCAGCGTCAAAACACAAACTAGCGTGTGTATGTCTGAAACCGTGAATTTTAATTGGACGTAGCTTGCTATCTTTCAAAACACTAAGCAGCCATTTTCTTGGTAAGCTAGTAGGAATTGGTTTGCCAAATTCATTTTCAAAGATATACCTTGTTCCTAGATTTTTTTCTTTCCATTCTTTCAAGATATCTTGTGTAGTCTGATCTAAACTAATCAATCGTTTACTGCTAACTGTTTTAGTAGCGCCTATTTCTTCGCCTGCAAAACCTCTTGTAATAGCCTTGTTTATATCCAGAGTGTTATCATTCCAGTCTTTCCATTCAAGTGCTAAAATTTCCCCTCTACGTGCTCCTGTGAAGGCTAAAAGACGAAAGAGGACTAACTTTTCTAAATCGTTGGTCTTAGCAACCAACTTCATGAATGTTTTTAATTCATCCTTATTGTAGAAATCGCTCTTACTATCAACTTTCTTTCTTGTAGTAGCAACAACACTATCAACTGGATTGCTATCAATGTAACCATGCCTAATCGCATACTTAAAAACATTGTTCATGAGGCCTTTTAATTTACGACCATAGACTAGTTTTCGTGACCACTCATTCACTTGTTCTTGCATTTGAAGAGGTGTGATACTACCTATCTTTCTATCTCCCAATGCTGGGTAGATATGGTTTTTGAAATTTCTAGAGGTTTTGATATAGGTGCTATCTTGTACGGTCTCAGAGTATTCTTCTAACCACTTTTCAGAAATTTCCTTTACAGTCGTTTCTTTCTTGATTTCCTCTTCATTCTCTAAATCATTTTGAAGCTGAAGTAGTGCTGCACGAGCTTTACCTTTTGTTTCAAACCCTCTTTTTCTGGCATACTTGCTCTTGCCATTTTCTTTTCCAATGTAAACGGTGAAACCATAAGCAATATCACCGTTTTTCTTTTTATAAGATTTAATTTCCATTGCTTTTCACCTCATTTCTTGGTAAAATAGACATAGAAAAGAGGGCTTTTTAATGCCTGTCTTTCTATACATCTTGCCTCACGCTCAGACTCGCCAAAGTTTGAGAGCGTGGGGCTTTTTTTGTTTACGAATTATGAACGATTACATCCAACGCTCCCATGATGCGTTGTGCGTTTTCGACTGCTTCCTTGTATTCTTTCGAAGTGTTCTTTACCGGCTTTCTAATCAAGTCGATAAATATGACCGGTTTATTGAAGTCATTTGAGGTCACACGGACGGTCATGTTTAGAATTTTAGAGGTTGATTTTCGTTTGGATACGATACCACCTGCAACTGCTCCAATAGGTCCAAACATAGCGCCTGCAACCAAAGCTTGACCAACACCACCCGAAACAACAGTCTGATTATTTACAATCAATTCATACGATACTAAATCCTCGAATGAATACCAGTCAGTGTCATTTTTATCTTTCTTTACCAATGACGGTATCAAGGATAACCCCATTGTACTAACCGCAAGTGTAGCTTTCGCTGTACCTTTAATTGCTCCTCCGACCAATCCAGAAGAGCCTTTTGCTTTTTGAGCTCCATGAATACGATAGGTACGATTATACCTATCAATCTCAAGTGGCCCGACTTTGTCTGTTTTTCTGCTTCGTGGGGCAAGAGATGGAGAAGCTGGTTTATCGACTGGCTGAGGTTGTTCAGTCGGTTCTTGGTTAGAGATGGAGTAACCGCAATTCGGACAAAATTTATAGCCCTCTACTGGGTTGCCACATTCTGGACAAAATTTCATATTAACCTCCAATAAAATTTTTAAGTAAACTTTGATACTCTTCCATGACCATTACTTCATCAGTAGTGGTTTTTAAATTGTAGAACTCCATAAATTTCAAGTAGTTGAAATCTTCCGGACTCTCCAAGCCGTCAAGTGCATCTTCTAGTAAATGATGGATCATATTCCTGTTTGCTTCATTCTCGCACCTAACAAGCGCATTTTGGTATTCTCTTTCGGTGTGGTCTATGTGACCAAGTTCATGAAGAATTACTTGCTTTTGCTTATCTGGGCTAAGGTCTTTGCTGACGAATACTACTTTGATTTCATCTATATAAATCCCATTCCTGTTCCAGATGTCCTTATCAAAGTATTCAACACGCACGCCATATTTAGCACAAATTTCATTGATACTCATTTTCTACCACTCAAATATATTTGAATTATATTCTGTATAGCTTCGATATCTTCCTCGTTCAATGGTTTGCCATCAAACGTTTTAGCATTCTCAGCCATTTTTCGTAGGTCTAAATCTGTATATGTTTTCGGTTCTACTGAAGCTTCATCACTCCAACCCATAAGTTCAGCCGGAGAAATATACAACTTATCAGCGATCTTCTTTAAAACTTCCGGACCTACCTTCTCAATATCTCCTTTTTCGTAACGAAATATAGTAGAGCGTGAAACACCGACCGCATCGGCTAGTTCGTCAGCAGAGATTTTTAATTCTTTCCTTCTTAATTTAATTTTTTCACCAACGTTCATGATAATTGCCTCCTATATATTACACCTTAATTTTACACCTTTAGTTTCAAAAATGCAATAAAAAAAGTTTCAAAAATGCGATTTTTTTGTTGACATTTACTTTTCAAGGTGTTATACTTAATTCAACAAGTCGCACAACTGCGACAAAATAGAAAGGAGAACATATGGTAAATGTTTCTAAGTTAAAGGGTAAAATCGTGGAACGCAATACTACGCAAGAAGAACTTGCAACCACTATCGGTATTGATAAAAGCACGTTTTACCGCAAGATGAAGCAAAATGGCAACTTCTCGATTAAAGAAGTGAACTTGATTGTATCAGCTCTCAATCTTTCAAAAGATGAAGCTATGGCCATTTTTTTTAGCGAAACAGTCGCATAAGTGCGACAAAAGTAGAAAGGAGCAAACATGAAACCAAACCGATATCCGTATAGCGGAAAAAGAAAAAAGCCTATCGGACAATCGATAGACTTACTAACAAGAATTAGTACACTCGAATTTCAAGTGATTAATCTAGCGAATCACGAAATGTCTAAGATACCATCTTCACGTTCTTCAACCGTATAGCCAGCACTTATACATTCTGAAATAATTTCATCTTTAGGAATTGAATATAGTGCTGGATCTATATGACAAACTTTAAATAATGGATTGCTCAGAATCGTTTGAATGGTGCTGTCCAAATTATCCCATCCATAGCTAGGATAATTCTTTTCAGGTCTAGGTCGTAGTTTTGACATAAGATTACTCCTTTCTATTAATTTTTTTGACTAAAACAGTGAGAGGTCCTAGTCAAAAGTTATTATATCAAATCAAGGAGGAATCACATCGGTCTCAAGACTGATATATAGGAGGTTGAATGGAAGATAAAATCATAGAATTAGCTGATTACTTTATCAGCGAGAACACAACATACAGAGAAGCTAAAATAGCGTGTGAGAAGCTATTAAAACAAGTTAGCCATGAGATTGAACTCAGGGCGATGGAAAGTAAGATTTCTAAACAAAAAAGCACCTGACGAGAAGTCAGGCGCTTACCAAAATATTCACTTACAGTATAACACAGAAAAGGAGGAATAGCTAGTGGCACTAGAACTTTTTGGAAAAGATTTTAAAAATGAGCTTCTAGAAGATTTGATAAAACTCAATATCGAAGCCTTAAAAGAAGCTAACAGAAGACTCTCGAAACAAATCAATATGGTCTCTATCAAGGAAGTTATGGACGCTACTGGATGGGGAAGAAAAAGAATTGAAGACTTTAGAGATCAAGGAAAATTCAGCTACCAACAAAACGCAAAAGGTGGCAAATGCTTATATGACTTGGATGACGTATTAAGATTCCAAAGTCAAATCATGAAACGAGGTTAAAAATGAAACTACTAGATAAAATCACAAAATGGTTTTTCAACACAACAAAAATCGAAGTCAACACCGACTGGAGATTGGTTGCGTTGGATACGAACAGAGAAAACCTAGATTTGAAAGAGGAGTTAAAAGAAGTCAAACAACAACATCATGACAAGTGTGTCGAAAATGAAATCTTGTATCAGCGTATCGCTGACTTAGAAAAATTATTAGAGGTGTAGAACATGACAGAACCAAGCATCGCAGAACAATTATTAATGGTTGTATTAACCGTGACTTGCTTGTTTATTATTTTGCTATTGATTACAATTAGTGAACAAAAAGAAAAGGCGAAAAAGAAAACTCAAGAAGAGCATGACAAGATGATTGTTGAGGTCTACCAGGAAGGTAGAAATCAATTCAACAATATCGCTCGTATGAACATTCGCAACTGCGATAGACAATCTACATACGATACCCAACCGCCTGTCGGTTTATCGAAGAAACAAAAGCAAGGAGCATGAAATGGTAACGATCAACAAACTGGAAATCGAAAACGTCAAGCGCGTTAAAGCGGTCAAATTAGAGCCGTCAGCGACTGGTTTGACAATTGTGGGTGGAAATAACAACCAAGGGAAAACAAGCGTGCTAGACGCGATTGCTTGGGCGCTAGGTGGCAATAAGTTTAAACCTAGCCAAGCACAACGCGAAGGAAGCACAATCCCTCCTAGTCTTAAAATCACGCTATCAAATGGCTTGATTGTGGAGCGGAGCGGAAAGAACAGCACTCTCAAGGTTATTGACCCGAGTGGTAACAAGGCTGGTCAAAACTTGCTTGATAGCTTCGTAGAAGAGTTGGCCATCAACTTGCCAAAATTCATGGAGCAAACTAGCAAAGAAAAAGCAAAAACTTTACTGCAAATCATCGGAGTTGGTCCGCAGTTGGTTGAATTGGAAATGCAGGAAAAAGCCAAGTATGACGAACGCCATGCAATCGGTGTGATTGCTGACCAAAAGGAGAAGTTTGCCAAAGAGCAACCATACTACCCCGACGCTCCGAAAGAGTTAGTTTCTATTGCTGAGCTCATTCAGCAACAACAAGCTATCCTTGCAAAAAATGGGGAAAATGCCCGTAAACGCCAGAATTTGGTATCTATCCAAAATCAACACAATTCAGCAGCTGCAGAAGTAGAAAGACTAGAACAACTGCTGGCCGATGCCAAAGAAAAAGAAAGTCAGTTAGCTCAAGACTTGGCTATCGCGAATACAGATGCCATGGACCTTATCGATGAATCTACTGAAGAAATCGAAAAGAGCATCGCAGAGATTGATGAAATCAATCGTAAAGTACGTGCTAATCTTGACAAAGATAAAGCCGAAGAAGATGCCAAAGGCTATCGCGAGCAATACAAGGAACTTGATAACGTGATTGCAGACATCCGCAAGCAAAAGACAGACTTTCTCACAAACGCAGACTTGCCGTTGCCTGGCTTGTCCGTGGATGACGGCGAATTGCTCTATCTCGGTCAACGCTGGGATAACATGTCAGGTAGTCAGCAATTACAAGTGGCGACTGCAATTGTGCGTAAATTGAAACCAGAATGCGGATTCGTACTGATTGATAAGCTAGAACAAATGGATCAGCTAACTTTGCAAGAGTTTGGAGCATGGCTTGAGCAAGAAGGCTTGCAAGCAATTGCGACAAGAGTTTCAACGGGCGGAGAGTGCTCAGTTATTATCGAAGACGGTTACAGCGTTGAACCCGAAACAATTCAAACACCGCAAGGGTGGCAAGGCGGATTCTAAAAAAAGAAAGAAGGAAATATCATGAAATACATAGACAAATTCGCAGTATTAAGAAATAAAAAAACAGGAACTTTTGTAAACAACTATAAAAGCAAAAAAGGAACGTTTGCTTATTCTGTTGAATATACAGATGATCTTAGACGCGCTGCAAAAAATAAACTCAAGGCAATCGAAGACCAAAAAGAAGACTTTGAAAAATTAGCAAACGCGCTCAATTGTGAAATTTTAGTCGTCGAAGCAGAGTACACATTAAAAACACTTGATGGTAAAGAACCGGAAGAATTAACCGAAGATATTGAAGAAGCGAAACGCGGACATCTAGTGAATATTATTCATGGACTCTTTTCGGACGACGACAACACGGAGGACTAAAACATGCAGATTACTAGAGGAAAACGGGCGCGAGCTCAAAAGGTAGTTATCTACGGACCGGAAGGGATTGGTAAATCTAGCTTTGCAAGTCAATTCCCAGATCCCGTCTTTATCGACACGGAAGGTTCAACGGATAACATGGATGTGGCACGACTTGACAAGCCGACAAGCTGGACTATGTTAGTCAATGAGATTGCTTTTATCAAGGCAAATCCAACAGAATGTAAAACACTCATTGTTGACACAGTCGACTGGGCAGAACAATTAGCAGTAGCTCACGTATGCTCGCAACACGGAAAACAAGGGATTGAAGATTTCGGATGGGGCAAGGGGTATACCTATGTCCAGGAAGAAATGGGGCGTTTCTTAAATGCCTTATCTGATCTAGTTGATATGGGTATCAATGTAGTATTGACTGCACACGCTCAAATCAAAAAGTTTGAACAGCCTGACGAGATGGGCTCTTATGACCGATACGAATTGAAACTTGGCCAAAAGACAGGTTCTAAGACGGCACCGCTTGTCAAAGAATGGGCAGACATGGTTCTGTTTGCAAACTACAAGACCTTAGTCATGACGACTGACAACGGCAAAAAGAAACCCCAGGGCGGTGAACGTGTGATGTATACCAATCATCGACCGGCTTGGGACGCCAAAAATCGTCACGGCTTACCAGATGAAATGCCATTCAATTACGCAGGAATCGCTCATATCTTTGCTGGTCAACAAGTGCAAGCACCACAACCACAAGTTAAACAACTTCAGGCAGTTGCTCCAGAACATCAGCAAACTGCACCACAAGCCCCAGAGTCAATCCAAGAGGAATTGCCTCTCGATATGTCACAGGTTGGTGAAGTACTTCAAAATGAAGCTCCTAGTGAGCCACAGACACCACCTGAACAATATCATACAAGTTTGCCAAAGAGTTTGACAGACCTCATGAAACAAGGCAATGTGACAGAAGAAGAGCTTCAAAAAGTCGCATACATCCGTGGACACTTCCCGCTAGGAACTCCGATTGAAAACTTCCCGCCTGATTATTGGGATATGATTGTCTCTCACTGGCAGGCTACTATGGAAGTTATTCAAAATCAGGTTCGAGCAGATCCCGAATTACCCTTCACCGTGTAAGTTTTGGGAATTAGAAATTATAGCAAAATACAATAAGGAGTATCTATGAAAGATAAAACTATTAAAATCAATTTGTCAAAAATTGCAAATACAGCCTTACAAGAAAAGGTTGACAAAGAACTTGAAAAAGTCCTTGAGAATATTCTGGATCTCAATACAGAAGCTAAAGCGACTCGCAAGGTTACTATCATACTAACGATGTCAACAGACGATGAACGTACAGTCGTTAAGACAGGTATGGAAGTCAAATCTACTCTAGCACCGCAGAAAGGTGTCGCAACAACTGTCATTGTCGGTCGCGACGACACTGGTAAAATTCATGCTAATGAGCTCAAAAGTGGCATTCCAGGTCAGACTTACTTTGATGACAACGGAGACATGAGAACCGACACTGGCGAACTCATCGAAAAAGTGGAACAACAGGAAAAATCTAAAATCATTGATTACAATCAAAAGAAAGCAGGTAACTAACCATGACAGAAAATCTCAAAGAAGCATTATCATACGCAGTCGAACTAGCGGGTAAAGAAAATAAAATTATTCGTTCAGAAACCGGGAAGGAATATTTTGATAGTGATGAATATGACTTACGGGAACTTAACCCTCGTAAGTACGCACCTATCCTTGAGCTTCAGACACTCAAAAGTCTAGTTGACTACCTTAAATCAGATAACGATTTCATTAGTGGTCGTAAACTTGTACTTGTTGTGGACAGTTACCAAAAAGTATCTGTATATGATCAAGTTGATTTTGAAAATGGTAAACGTCCTCAGCTCGTATCTGTAAAAGCAAATGTTCCAGTTATTCCGTTCAGTAATTGGCGCGATCAGGAAGAATTTAATATTATGCTGCAATCTATGTTCATCGATGATGTAGACCGCGATTTGGTTTTGGATTTTGCTAGCCATTTAAAAATCGAAAAAGGTGCAGAAGTACAGGATAATGGCATTAGTCAAATGGCAACAGTTCGCGATGGTGTGGCAAGTTTAGCACAAGCTAAAACTCCAAATCCAGTAACTTTGCGACCATATCGTACCTTCAACGAAGTAGAACAGCCTGCTAGTCAATTCGTCTTCCGAATCAACAAATCGGCGAATCTCGCACTTTTTGAAGCAGATGGCGGTAAATGGAAATTAGAAGCTGTCGAAAACATCGCAAATTATTTAAAAAATGAACTTGCTAACAACAAAAAAATCACAATTTTAGCTTAAAGGAGAAAACAACATGACACAACAACAATTTAACAATTTTGACCGCGAATACGACTGGAACGACACTATCCAAAAAGACGCTGAATTCACATTGCTGCCTGAAGGCCTATACACTTTCACAGTTAAGAGCTACGAGCGTGGACGTCACACACCAAATCCACAGAACCCTGGTAAATTGCCGGCATGTAATAAAGCAACCGTCTACATCCAAATCGTAGCAAATGAAGGTGAAACAGAATTGCGTCACAACTTATTCTTGCATAGCTCAACAGAAGGTATGTTGTCAGCGTTCTTTGGTGCTATTGGTCAAAAACGTAAAGGCGAACCATTGCGTATGGATTGGAATGCAATCGTAGGACGAACTGGCGTATGTAAAGTAGGAGTCCGTGAATATAACGGCAACAAGTACAACGAAGTCAAAGGTGTGATTTATGCTGAAGATGTGGACTATACAAAAGTATTGAACCAACAAGTAGGACAAGCTCCACAAGCAAGCTACCAACAACCGCAGCAGAATTTTGGGCAACCACAGGGACAAGCTGGATATCAAGCTGGTCAATTTTAGGAGGTAAGGGATGCAATTAAGACCTTATCAACAGGAAGCACGGGAAGCTGTTCAAGCTGAATGGGCTAAAGGTCGCAAGCGCACGCTCTTAGTATTACCAACAGGATGTGGAAAGACAATCGTTTTTTCCAAAATCATTGAAGACCAAGTGAAAGAGGGCAAGCGTGTGCTTGTCCTTGCTCATAGGTCAGAACTTTTGGAACAAGCTAGCGACAAGCTCAAGACTGCGACAGGGCTTGGAACAGCCTTAGAAAAAGCCGAGAGCACCTCTATCGGTTCATGGTATCGAGTAGTCGTCGGATCAGTCCAAACTATGCAGAGAGAGAAACGACTTAGTCAATTTCCTCCTGATTGGTTCGATACAATTGTAGTCGACGAAGCCCATCACGCTATTTCAGATGGTTATCAACGTGTACTTGGCTATTTTGAGCAGTCGAACGTCTTGGGAGTGACTGCAACGCCTGACCGTGGAGATATGAAGAATCTTGGCTCTTACTTCGATAGCTTAGCTTATGAGTATTCATTAGTCCAGGCTATTCAAGAAGGGTACCTATCAAAAATCAAAGCTTTGACAATTCCGCTTAGCTTGGATTTATCAAATGTCAGCATGTCAGCGGGTGATTTCAAGGCAAGTGATGTTGGAACGGCACTGGATCCATATCTGGAACAGATAGCAGATGAAATGGCCAAGCAATGTGCAGACCGCAAAACAGTCGTGTTCTTACCTTTGGTAAAGACCTCGCAGAAGTTTCGCGACATCCTAAATGCAAAAGGATTTCGTGCTGCTGAAGTCAATGGAGAGTCCAAGGATCGTGCAGAGATTCTGGAAGATTTTGAGAAAGACCGCTACAACGTGCTTTGCAATTCGATGTTATTGACAGAAGGTTGGGACTGCCCGTCAGTAGATTGCGTGGTCGTGTTAAGACCTACTAAGGTACGTGCCTTGTATAGCCAGATGGTGGGGCGTGGTACTCGATTGCATCCAGGGAAAGAAGAACTGCTTTTGCTAGACTTCCTCTGGCACACTGAACGCCACGAATTATGCCGGCCAGCTCACTTGGTTTGTGAAACTCCAGAAGTCGCTCAAAAAATGGTTGAGAATATGGAAGAGCAAACAGGTGTCATGCTCGACCTTGAAGATATGGAAGTGAAGGCAGCAGAAGACGTAGTCGCTCAACGTGAGGAAGTCTTAGCTAAACAATTAGAAGAAATGCGTAAGCGTAAGCGCAAGCTAGTAGATCCGTTGCAATTTGAAATGTCTATCCATGCTGAAGACTTATCGAACTACGTGCCAAACTTCGGATGGGAGATGTCACCTCCTAGCGATAAACAAATCAAAGCGCTTGAAAAATACGGCATCTTTACTGACGAAGTAGGAAATGCAGGCAAAGCCAACCTCTTGTTAGATAGATTGCACAAACGACAATCAGAAGGATTGACCACACCAAAACAGATTCGCTTCCTGGAAGGTCGTGGCTTCAAAGATGTGGGAATGTGGCAATTTGACCATGCCAGAAACATGATTGATCGTATCGCTGCAAACGGATGGAGATTGCCTACAGGCGTACGGCCATCTGAATATGTGCCAAATTAAAGAAGGAGAAAACAGTGGCAGAGAATGATTTTAACTTATTGCCGTTGCTGGATTACATCAATCCTGCCACGGTAGACTACCAAACATGGGTAAATGTGGGCATGGCCCTTAAACACGAAGGTTACACGGCATCTGATTGGGACACCTGGTCGCAAAATGATAGCCGGTATAAGAAATTTGAATGCTTCAAGAAATGGGACACATTCAACGAGGAAGCAGGAACTATCGTGACCGGCGCAACGATTACCCAACTAGCAAAAGAAAATGGTTGGGTATCTCAATCTGGCTATGACAGTGAGAATGCTCATGAATTAGGTTGGACAGATACAATCGACCGTGACTATCGCGTTATTGATAAAGATTGGATTGAAGGAAAGGAAATCCACGAGCCTACAATTTGGAATCCGGTTCAAGAAATTATCAAATATCTTGAAACACTATTTGAAGCTAGCGAAAATGTTGGCTATGTTACTGAATGTTATCCGAAAACGGACGATGAAACAGGCGAGATTGTCAAATGGCTGCCAACTAAGGGAGCTTACGACCGTACTGCTGGACAATTGATTGAAGCTCTTAGTAAATGTAATGGAGATATCGGTGCAGTCTTGGGCGATTACCACGAAGAAGCTGGCGCATGGGTTCGATTCAATCCTATGGATGGCAAGGGTGCCAAGAACGAAAACGTGACAGATTTTAGGTATGCCCTGGTTGAATCTGATAGTATGCCAATCGATAAGCAAAACGCAATCTATAAAGAGCTTGAATTGCCGATTGTTGCTTTGGTCCACAGTGGGAATAAATCACTACATGCTATCGTCAAAGTAGATGCTAAGAACTACGAAGAATATCGTAATCGTGTTGATTATCTTTATAAAATCTGTCAAAAGAACGGAATTATCGTCGACACACAGAACCGAAACCCAAGCAGACTATCACGCATGCCAGGTTTTATCCGCAATGGCCAAAAGCAATTCTTAGTAGATACGAACATCGGTAAGGCTGACTGGGATGAGTGGTATCAATACATCGAAGATTTGAACGATGATTTGCCCGAACCTGAATCACTTTCAGATTCGTGGGATAATTTGCCAGAATTGGCTCCTGAATTGATTAAAGGAGTTCTTCGTCAAGGTCATAAAATGCTGATTGCCGGACCTTCAAAAGCTGGTAAATCATTTGCTTTAATTGAGATGTCGATTGCGATTGCAGAGGGTAAACAGTGGCTCGGTTGGGATTGTACCCAAGGGCGTGTGTTATACGTCAATCTGGAGTTAGACCGGCCATCTGCCCTACATCGCTTCCGAGATGTCTATCAAGCTATGGGATTGGCTCCGCAAAATATCAACAACATCGATATCTGGAACCTTCGTGGGAAGACCGTACCGATGGACAAGCTGACGCCTAAGCTCATCCGTCGAGCTTTGAAAAAGAACTATATCGCAGTCATCATCGACCCGATTTACAAGGTCTTAACCGGTGACGAGAACAGCGCAGACCAGATGGCGCACTTCACCAATCAATTTGATAAGGTGGCGACAGAGCTAGGCTCTAGTGTTATCTACTGCCACCATCATTCAAAAGGTTCTCAAGGTGGTAAGAAATCAATGGACCGCGCCAGTGGTTCGGGTGTATTCGCTCGAGATCCTGACGCACTTATCGACTTAGTAGAGTTGGAAGTGTCAGAAGAATTATTGACGCAGCGTTTGAACCAAGCGACATGCGAGGTTTACAGACAGGCTTTACAAGAACGAAATAACGCTTATTACCAACAGAATGTCGGACTAGATGACCTCTTGAGCCCTGTGCAGATGAGAACGCACTTTGAAAAAGGTATCGATGATGTCATGATTCGAGCTCCATACGTGGACAAACTTGAAGAAGTACGTAAGCAAATTCAGATAGCGACTGCGTGGCGTGTAGAAGGTACGCTTCGCGAGTTTGCTAAATTCAAGCCAGTGAACATGTGGTTCAGCTATCCAGTACACGCGCTTGATAAAACGGGCGTACTGGCCGATATTCAATTGGATGATGTGAATGGGAAAAATTCTCCGTGGAAGAAAAACTTCGATAAGAAAGAAACCAAAGAGGATAAAGCTCAGAAAGTTGAGACTGCAATCGGAATTTTGAATGATGGTATCGAACCAGTAACTCTGGAAAGTTTGGTAGATTATTTCTCTACTGAAGAGAAGCCAGTGAGTGAAAAAACAGTCCGTAGGTGGATAAAAAACAACGGAAAATTTGAAATTATAAACAAGGAAATTGTGCCAAAAAACTTAAATATAGATGAATAGGGACAAGGACATATCGAAGGACACATCGAAAGACATATCGAAGGACATTATTCGATTTGTCCTTAGGGACACAGGGACATTATTCGATTTGTCCTTATGTCCCTAAAATGCAAAAAACGAGGGACATATCGAATATTTTATCGAAATGTCCGAGGGACAAAACTAGGGACAGAATATTCTCTTTCTCCGAAAGAAGAATATTTAGGAAATGTCCCTGAAGGTCCATGGGTACATGAACAGGAACAAGGGGGCTATGCATCCGCCCCTTGTAACCCTGTAACCATGTCCCCTGACATGGACTAAGCGCGAAATAAAAAAAGAAAGGAAGTACATTTATAAAAATGTCTATTGAATTCTTTTTACCGATGCAAAAAATTCCGACAACGACTCACCAACAAAAAAAGGTAAACGTCCAATTTGGGAAGCCAATCTTTTATGAGCCAGCTGATTTGAAAAATGCCAGGGCGAAATTTGAGAGCTTGCTTGCGCAACATGTCCCTCCGAATAAAATTAAAGGAGCGATTCGACTAACAGTCAAGTGGTGTTTCCCTCGTATCAAAAAAAGCTACGATGGCCAGTACAAGACCACAAAGCCAGATACGGACAATTTGCAGAAATTACTCAAGGACTGCATGACGAAACTTGGCTACTGGAAAGACGATGCCCAGGTGGCTAGCGAAATCGCCGAGAAATTCTGGGCAGATACAGTCGGGATTTATATCAAGATTGAGGAATTGAAATGAAGATTGATTACATTGATTTCTTTAGCAGACAAATTCCAGAATGGATGGCACGCAGCAATCAAAAAAGTCAAGAAGTTGGATTTGGAACAGATGTTTATTGGCAATGGGCTGTGTCATCTATCGGAGAAATTTGCAAACAATACAATGATGACGAGCTGGTGACGGAACAATTCGGTCTACTCTTTAACTGGCTAGAAAAACAAGCAGGTTAAACTATGGAATATAGCAAACAAACAATAATTGAATCTTTTGAACGCTCGATTGAGAAAATCAAGAATGAAATCGAGAAATATTCGAAAGATTGCAACGGACGATTTGCGCAAGGAAGAACTGCGCATCGTGAATTTTTGAAGAAAAAACTGACGAGATTGGAGAAGCAGTTGGAGGAACTGAAAAATGAATAAAAAAGAATTGATTAAACATATCGAGGATTTACCTTACAAAGAGGGCCCTATCGTCGATAAAATTTACATCAGCAGAAAAGGGCTTTTGGAACTAGTGAAACAACTATACGAACCGCAGAAAGTCGTAGTACCGCAATTTGTGGCGGATTTACTTGAATTTGCAAAGTAAAATGATTGGGATTTAGAGGACGTTTTTGAAGATGTAAGAAATGAACACAGCGATACCGAAATATCAGAATGGTTTTATCAAAAAAAGAATATGGATATTCTCGCTCGAGCATGGCTTGACGGCTACGAGATCGAGAAAGAGAAGCGGTATTGGGTGAAACTAAAAGCAGTAGATCAGTATCTTGTAAGTGTTAAAGATGAGAATTTCTTGGGATTTTTACAAAGCAGATTAAGAAGCAAATTCACCCGAAAAGAATTAGAAGATTTAGGCTTCGGCTGGGTGTTTGATTGTCCCGGTATCGAGGTTTTGGAGGTGGAGTAAATGGCAAAAATCAGAATACTAGATGCTTGTTGTGGTAGTCGTATGTTTTGGTTTAATAGAAACGAGAAGCATACAACTTTTATGGATATCAGACAAGAAAAGTTTGATATCCACGGAAAAAAGGTCAACGTAGACCCTGATGTTGTTGGTGATTTTCGTGACATGCCTTTTGAAGATAACACATTTAATCTAGTAGTATTTGATCCGCCTCATTTAAAATGGGCTGGACCTAATTCAATCATGAAAGCTCAGTATGGTCAGCTGGATAAAGTTACCTGGTCGGAAGATTTGGCCAAAGGTTTTGAAGAATGTATGAGAGTTCTAAAAGTTGGAGGCACACTAGTTTTTAAGTGGTCTGATTGTCAGATAAATGTAAAGAAAGTTCTTGAAGCTATCCCTTTTAAACCCTTATTCGGTCAGCAAAGAGGGACTACTCATTGGATGACTTTTGTAAAATTTGAGGAGATTGAGTCATGAAACGATTCTTAATCGGCTATGCCTTACTAACAACCTGCTTATTATTCATGCAACGTGAAGCACAGAACCCCTTGCTAGTCTATCATGCTGATAGTAAATACGCTATCACTGGCAAGGTGGAAGAAAAACGGAAAATCGGAAGTCTATTCACTATCACGGTTAACGGTAACGTGTTTGTGGTGAGTGAAGAAAAATTTGAAAAAGTAGAAATTGGAGATAATATCGAATTATGACAACAAACATGGAACTATTGGCGCATCGTGTCGAACAATGGGCAAAAAAACGAGGATTGGACAATCCGAACAATAGCACGGCGCAAGCGTTGAAATTATTTGAAGAAGCCGGCGAACTTGCACAAGCGCATTTGAAAGAGCGTGAGCAAGACGGAAAAGATGCAGTCGGAGATATTTTGGTAGTGCTGACTATCTATTGTCAACAGAAAGGCTGGAGCATTGCAGAATGTTTTGAACTGGCGTATAACGAGATCAAAAACCGAAAAGGAAAAATGGTAAACGGTTCATTTGTGAAAGAAGGGGATTTGTAAATTGACAATCAATATTAAGCAGCGACTAAAGGCCTTGCAATATATTGATATCAAAGTGAAGTCAAAACATCAGGAAATCATCAGCTTGAAGTCGGGTATTTTACGAGGGCAGCAATTTGATAATATGCCGAAATCAAAAAATAATAAAAACCAGTCTGAAGAATTAAACGTGCTGATCATCGACAAATCAGAACAGCTCTATCGTGAAATTCAAGATCTGTATAAAGAACGCGAAGAACTCATTCAAGCTATCGAGTCACTAGACGATCCGGTGGAGAACATCGTAATGAGATTGTTTTACATCGATGGGATGACCTGGAACGAAGTTGAGGCTAAGCTGAGATATAGCCGAGGTGCTATTCAAAAAATTAGGAAGTCCGCTTTTGGGAACTTATCAAAAAATGTGAACAAAGTGAACTAAAGTGAAACTTTAAAGTGATATTATGATATTGTCAGCAAGAGGCTGATAGGCTCCTATATATTTTTTACCGAAGGGCGTAACGCCCTTTATGGCGGCGATAGGATTCTCTACTATTTTTGGTTCTCACACAGATAAGCTCTCCAAACTTTTTGTTTCCCCGGTTCGATTCCGGGCGCCGTCTTAATGACTACAACAAAATAAAAAAGAAAAGGTAACAATATACTATTGATTCTGATAGAGGTAAGTAGTCGCCTCTCGTTAAGTCACTCTTTGAGTGGCTTTTTGATTTTTAAGAAGTGGAGGTGATGGAAAATTGAATGATTTAACGATAAAACAAAAGAAGTTTGCAGATGAGTACATCATCTCAGGTAATGCGACTGAATCTTATAAGAAAGCGGGTTATCGCGCTTCTAGTGATAGAGTGGCAGGCGTTGAAGGCCACAAATTACTAAAGAATCCTAAGATTAAAACCTATATAGATGAACGACTGAAACAGCTTGATTCTGAAAAGATTGCAGATCAGCAAGAGGTCTTAGGTTATCTAACTTCAGTAATGCGAGGGGAGACTCAAGAACAGACCCTCTGTAGTATCGGCGAACTTGGACAACAAGTTATTGATATCGATGTCGGAGCTAAAGATAGAATTAAAGCTGCTGAACTTTTAGGAAAACGTCACAGACTTTGGACTGATAAAGTAGAGGCAGACGTTTCTGGAACGGTGGTGTTTGCGAATGAGTCAGACATACCAGATTAAACAGAACGATATTGTCGTAGATCTACCCAAGATGGTAGGCAGTGGATATGGTCAGTTCTGGCGTTCGAGAAATCTTTACCGAGTTGTAAAGGGTTCCCGTGGTTCAAAGAAGTCCAAGACAACTGCTTTGAATTACATCATACGCTTATTGAAATATCCCTGGGCTAACTTACTTGTCATTCGTAGGTATTCAAATACGAACAAGCAATCAACCTATACGGATTTTAAGTGGGCAGCTAACCAACTCAAAGTTGCTCATAAATTTAAATTCAATGAGTCCTTGCCCGAAATCACAGTGAGGGAAACAGGACAGAAGATTCTCTTTCGAGGTTTGGATGATGAATTGAAAATCACATCTATCACAGTGGATGTAGGTATCTTATGCTGGGCATGGTTCGAGGAAGCGTACCAAATCGAGACTGAAGATAAATTCAGTACGGTAGTTGAGTCTATCCGTGGTAGCTTAGACGTTCCTGATTTCTTTAAACAAATCACGGTCACGTTTAACCCGTGGAACGAGAGGCACTGGCTCAAACGTGTCTTCTTTGACGAAGAAACTAAACGAGCTGATACGCTCTCGATGACTACTACCTATCGATGCAACGAGTGGCTGGATGAAGTTGATATCAAGCGTTATGAAGATTTGTATCATACGAATCCAAGGCGTGCGAGAATCGTTTGTGATGGTGAGTGGGGTGTTGCTGAAGGTTTAATCTACAACAACGTGACTGTCAAGGAATTTGATAAAGATGAGTTGTTGCGAAATCCTGACAACAAATTGTGTATCGGGCTTGACTTTGGTTTTACTCACGATCCAACTGCTTTGTGTTGCTCTCTTATAAACGATACGACAAAAGAGATACATATCTTTGATGAAGCGTATAGAGTCGGCCTGATAACGAAAGAGGTCGCTAAGATGATAAAGGACAAAGGGTATCATCGATCTACAATCATCGCAGATAGCGCAGAGTCACGGCTAATTGAAGAGCTAAGGTCAGAGCATGGCATATCTCGAATCAAAGAGAGTAGGAAAGGTAAGGATAGTATCATGGCAGGCGTATCTAAATTACAAGGATACGCTATTTATGTGCATCCAAGTTGTGAACATATCATGGACGAATTTTATAGTTATTGTTATCAACGTGATAAAGAAGGTAATTGGTTGAACAAGCCAGAAGATAAGAACAACCACTTGATGGACGCATTACGATATAGTCTTCAATGTATTGAAGGTGTCAAAGCTACTGTTCGCAGACGGTCAGATTTTGGCTTATAGAAAGGAATTAAATGTATCAGATTTTAACTTATCCGAGAGAGGGATATGACGAAACAGCTTTGAACAAGGGATTGATTTATAAGTTGGTTCAGAAACACACGCAAGAACGCCAACGTTTGAAGGAACTTAAAAGCTACTACATGGGCGAGCATGCTATTTTGAACCATGAACGACGGAATAAGAATGCTCCGAACTTCAAGACAGTAGCCAATCACGCTAAGGATATTTCGGACACCGCCACAGGTTACTTTATGGGCAATGCAATCAAGTACAACAACACTGCCGAAGGTGATATCGAATCCTTACTTGTGGCGTTTGATGGCGCTGAGATTGACCAGGTAGACACACAGAACGCTTTGAATATGTCTATCTATGGACGTGCTTACGAATACATCTATGCAAAAGAAGGACTGACTGAACTTGATTCGACTAGCGTAGATCCCGAGAATGTATTCCTGGTTTACGATGATAGTATTGAACGCAAGGTTCTCTTTGCAGTGTACTACTACGAAATCAAGGATGATACAAAGGATGCTACTAAGTATCAAGCTGAAGTCTTTACTCAAAATTTGCACTATCACATTGTGCTGCATGATTCGAGCAAAGGAACGACGCAGAATGAAAATGTAGAACCTCACAATCTTGGTCAGGTTCCAATCATCGAATACCGAAACAATAACTTTGCGATTGGTGATTATGAACAACAGATTAGCTTGATTGATGCTTATAACTCGTTGATGGGTAATCGTGTCAATGACAAAGAACAAGCAGTCGAGTCTATTCTCGTATTATACGGTGCGCAATTAGCTGACAGCCTGGAAGATGCCAGAGAAGCAATGAGAATCCTTGCTGAAGAAGGCCTTTTGGAGTTGCCAACAGATGCCAAGGCTGATTTCTTAAAGAATGCCCTGGACGAGAACGCTACTGAAATCTTGCGCAAGGCATTGAAAGAAGACATCTACACATTTAGTCATGTACCAAATTTGACAGATGAGAACTTCGCAGGCAATAGTTCTGGGGTGGCCATGGAATTCAAGCTGCTAGGTCTTGAGATGATTACTAAGACCAAGGAAGCGAATTATAAGCGTGGCATTCGTCAGCGTATTGCTATCTTTGCTCATTACCTAGGCATGCAGCAGATTGCTCTTGAGGCACATTCAATCGTGCCACAATTCAGCCGTGGATTGCCTAAGAACTTGCTTGAGTTGTCACAGGTCATCAATAACCTTGAAGGCAAAGTGTCACTTCGTCAGCTTATTTCTCTCTTGCCATTCGTTGAAGACCCTGATGCTGAATTAGAAGAACTCGAAGAAGAGAAAGAGAAGAATATGGAGCGTGTGCCATTCTTTAACCAGGCTAACACGAAGCCAGACGAAGAGGTGACAGATGAAGAACGAGGAGTACTGGGCGAAGAGGAAGGCTAATCTCATCTATGAGCAGATGGATAAGGCTGAGAAGCAAGCGGACAAGTTTGATGATATTTACAGGCAATCAAAAGCCTATCTAGATAAACAAATCAATAAGGTTTTTGATAAATTTCAACGTGATTATGGTTTGAGCGAGCGTGATGCTCGTCATGTTTTGAAGAACATGAAAGACCAAAAGGACCTGAATGAACTTCGTAAGGTTCTTGAAGCTAGACCGGACGACCCAAACATACAACGTTTGCTGGCTGATTTGGACAGTCCGGCTTACGCTTATCGCATGAAGCGTTTAGAACGTTTGAACAACGATTTAGACCGTATGCGTGAGTCTATCTATCATTCTGAGAAGAAAGGCTCAGATGCCTTTTATAGCGACTTGATGAAAGATAGCTATTATAAGGCTACCTTTGACTTGCAGCAGCAAACAGGACTTGCTTATAGTTTCTCCGACTTACCTGAAACAGAAATCAAACGTCTACAAGGTCTAAAGTGGACAGGAGAGGCCTACTCAGACAGAATATGGTCAAATACTGGGGCGCTCGCTTCAAGTGTGAAAGACGAGCTTTTAGTAAGTCTAATGACTGGCCGAAACGTAAGAGATACATCTCAAGCAATCGCTGAACGTTTTGAGGTTGGACAGAACAAAGCTAGGCGCTTGGTTCGGACAGAATCAGCGTTCTTTCATAACCAGATGGAACTGCTTAGCTATGAAGATGCCGAGATTACAAAGTACAAATTTGTAGCGGTCTTAGACAAGCGCACGTCTCACATTTGCCAAGAGCATGACAACAAGGTCTATGATACTGACAAGGCTGTTCCTGGCGTGAACTATCCGCCTTTACATCCATGGTGTCGGTCTACAACCATTGCACATGATGAGGATATCGACTACAGTAAACTAGAGCGTAGGGCTAGAAATCCTGAAACAGGAAAGGTCGAGTACGTACCTGCTGATATGAGTTATAAAGAATGGTATGATAAGTATGTAGCCGATAAGGACGTTGTTAAGATTGACTTTTCTAAACTTACCTCAGAAGAAATTAACAATCTTGATTTTGACGATCTTATGAAATATTATGAGTGGGTCGAAGAGCAAGAGAAGCTAAAAGCTAAACAAAAAGAATTACAGGCAGAAGCAGAGAGAAAACTTTTAGAAGAACGAGAAAACAAAGTTCCTAAAACTCGTCGTGATTTAGTTTCACGTATAGAAGAGAGACTTAGAACGACGAATTTTGTTGATGTTTTCGGAGAAGAAAATGCACAAGGTCTTTTAAGAGAATTGCGTTTTTTCCCGAATGATGATTTTGTGCAATCTCTCTACGGTTCAGTAGATAAATTATCATTTGCAAAAGTAAAAGAAATGTCTTCTCATGTGTCTGGTACACAAATTAATTTGGCAAAAGGCGATTTTATTTACAACAAGAAATTTAATCAAAAGGCACATTCAATCGTTCTTCATGAATTTACTCATGGCATCGATAATGTCGCAACTTACTTCGGCGCCCCGGAATTAGGAGCCAAAGCGTTTAGCAGTCAGTATGACTTGTACAATACCATAAAAAAAGATATGGACAATTATATTTTCGGGGATATGAAGCTCAAAAGAGGAGCGTCTATAGATGAGAAACGAGACTTCTTTAATCTTCGTCAAGCTAAAGTAAGAGATTTCGAATCAGAATTACTTGAACTAGCAAAGAAATTAAACCCAGAAATTCGTCCCGAAGCAAATGCGGAGGTTGGTGCATTCGCTTCGGATATGATGAGTTCTTTTCGAAGTGCGGAATATGGTTCACAGCCTTTCAATCATTCGGATTCGTATTGGAAAAATAAAGCACATCGAGGGATGGAATTTATTGCGGAATATACTCAAGCACAAATGACCCCTGAAATAAAAACATTTTATGACAAAGTTTTCCCAAATTCTGTTAAAATATACAACAAGATATTTGAAGATATTTCAAAATTGAAATTAGAAAACAAAAAGCCGATTGTTTGGTAAGGAGGTCAGGATGTTTTTTTGGAAGAATGAAAAAATTTATAATCAATTCAAAGAAATCAGCGAGAGATACAATAGTCATTTTGGTGAAGATTTTCCGGTATACCTGATAATTCCTTTTGAGGTAACCGAGGAAGTTATTTCCAAATATAATTCAGTCGTGAATTCGTGCATAAAAAAAAATGAAGCATTTGAAAAACCGATTGATTACGACGACAGAATTTATTAAGCACCTAGAGAAATCTAAGTGCTTTTCTCGTACTCAGAAAGGAGGAGCTAATGTTCATTTGGGAATGGGTGCTAATAGCACTAGGTTGGTTAGTATTCTTGATGGTTATAGCATTTTGCTTATCACTCACAAGAAACCTAATCGATGAGCTCAAGAAAAGAAAGTAGGTGATCCAACATCTTGACTAGCAGGAATAGACTGCTGCTTAATATCGTTACTTAACCGTGTCAGATTTGATGCGGTTTTTTGATTGTCCAAACTGTACCGATGACAATAAAAGCTGTACTGTTCCGTCGCCGGACGTAAAGCGAGATTATCGAGTGGCGACGTAATCGCTGGAGGACAATTATGTCAGAAGAAATCAATGCAACTGTATCTACTGAATCAACTGAGACTGTCGACACTCAAGAAAATGTTGATACAGTACAAGAAGAAAAGCACGAACGAACTTTCACTCGTGCTGAAATCGGTAAGATGCTATCTGCCGAACGCTCTAAATGGGAAGCGGAGCAAGAAGCAAAGGAAAACGAAGCCAAGAAACTTGCCAAGATGAACGCTGACGAGAAACAGAAATATCAGTTGGATCAGCGTGAGCAAGAATTAGCTAATCGTGAACAAGCGATTGCTCGTAAGGAATTGACCGCAGAAGCTAAGGCAATGTTAAGCGAACGTGGCTTACCAGTTGAATTAGTATCCGTGGTTGATTTGTCAAACGCTGAAGCAGTGACTGAATCAGTCGCAAGCATTCAGAAAACTTGGGAGGATGCAGTCCAGAAAGGTGTATCTGACCGAATGAAAGGTAGCGCACCTATCAAGACTGCGCCAACAGATAAGCAAGAAGTTGTAGAAAAATGGAAAAAAGACTTTTTGCACTAAAAATAAAAAAATGAGGTAAATATAAATGGCATTTGAATCAATTAACACAGCAGAATCACGCAAGCGTCATCTTGGAATTATTGAAGATGTTCTTGCGGTGAATTCATACGCAACACCACTCTTGACACCAAGCGAAGCAGTAACTCTTAACGGTCGCTCTTTCACTGTCGCAACAGGTGACACAACTGAGTTGAAAGACTACAAACGTAATCAAGAGAATGAATTTGACAACGTTGAAACTGAAGAAAAGGTCTACACTCTTGAAGAAGAAAAATACTGGGGACGTTTCGTTGACCAATTAGACGAACGTGACTCAAACGGTCAAGTAAACATTGAATATGTAATCGCTCGTCAAGCTGCTAAAGTAGTTGCTCCATATCTTGATGAACTACGTTTTGGTGCAGCACTCGGAAACGTAAGCGAAAATGTTGTTATGGGCAAAGAAAAAGGCGCAAACAACGCTTACAATGCAGTTCTTGATGTTTCTGAAAAATTGGATGAACTCGGAATCACTAAAGAACGCTTGCTCTTTGTCACTCCAAGCTTCTACAAGGCTATCAAATCTGAAATCGTACGCTTGCCACAAGGTGATGCTGATAAAAAAGTTCTTGGTAAAGGATATGTCGGTGAATTGGATGACTACACAGTCTACAAAGTACCTTCAAAATTCTTGCCAAACGTAAACGCTCTTGCAGCTGCACCTGGCGTCGTTACATCACCAATTCAAATTGACAACACTAAGTACAACGACAACGTGCCTGGTCGATTTGGTGAATTGGTAGAGCAATTGCTTTACACTGGAGCTTACGTCCTTGAACACTTCCAAAAATACATCATCACAATTGCAGATGCTAAACCTGCTTCTAAAGAATCAGCTCAAGGTAAAACAGTGAACCGTGCAAAAGCATGGAAGTCTGGTTCAGATTACAAAAAAGGCGACACAGTGACTCATGAAGATAAAGTCTATGTTGCTATCAAAGACATCACTGGATCAACCAACAAACCAGATTCTGACTCAGCTAACTGGAAGGTTAAATAACGAGGCCTGACCCATGAAAGTCAGAGTCAAGCAAGCGTTCAATGATTGGCAAGCTAATGTGGTTCGACAAGAGAACGAGATTTTTGAGATGACAGAAGAACGTTTTGACGAACTGTCGCATAATCTCAAGGAAGGGTTCTCGGTTGATATCGCAGATGTAGTTGAAATCATTGACGGAAAAGAAACCGAAGCACAAGGAGACGAGACGACTCCTTTAGATTAGGAGGTCTTATGGAACTTGGAAAACTTAAAATATTGACGGGCGAGAGTGACGAAGCAGTCCTCTCGTCTTTGATTTTACGGGCAGAAAATATCATTTTATCAGAAACTAATCGAGACAATCTAACACCTGCGCTTGAAAGACTTATCCCGGAGCTTGTAATCGAGCTCTATAATCGTTCAGGAAGCGAGGGAGAGCAGTCAAGAAGCGAGGGCGGTATATCTGTTACCTACGGAGAAAACGGATTGTCTACGGGCATTTTACAACGTATTCGGATGCATCGTTTAGCGAGGGTGGCAGGCCATGTTTTTGAAAAAAAATAGACTGAAACCTTATAACCTCAAACGGTTCAAGAAAATCGTGACAGATGAGGGAATCGCTAAGGAAGGATACACGGACAAGGTTGAAGAAGTAAGGCTTGAATTGTGGCCTGCAAGTAGCAAACTACAATCTGAGATTTACGGCGAACGCTTGAATGATATCCTGAATGCGAATGCGAGCAAGGATACAGATATCAATGTGAAAGATGGTGTTTGTATCGAGAGCAAGACAGAAGTCACGCATCGGGTTATCTCAAAGAAAGTGTATAGCCGACATCAAGTACTGGAGTTAGAACGTGTCAGGTTTAATCGGAGCAGATAGCTTAATCGCTAAGTGTCGCAAGCTCTACGGAGCGAGGACAAATGAGTTTGTAGGCCAAGCGGTCTTACATGCTGGTAAGACAATCGTTCAACCTGAAGCAAAACTCAGAGCGCCAGCGAATGAAGGTGAGTTGAGGAATAGCATCAGAGTACGGTTGAAAGTGAACGGCAACAAGATATCAAGCGAAATATTCACAAACTCAGACCACGGCGCTTATGTCGAACTTGGAACAGGTCCGAAAGGACTAGCAAATCATTCGGGTATATCGCCTGAAGTGAGCGTGTCGTATCGCTCTACGCCTTGGTATGTGCACGAAGACCAAATAAACGTAGGACCTTACCACTTTGAAAAAAGAGGTGAGTTCTACAAGATGTATGGTCAACCAGCGCAACCTTACTTGTACCCCGCTTTGAAAGATAATCATGACCGTATATCAAGAAGTATTTCGAAATACATTAGTAGGAAGCTGAAGGAGCAGATATAATGATCAATATTAAACCCGTAATTTACAAAGAATTGCAAAAGGTCGCAGATAATGTGACCGATACTTATCCGGACGATTGGGAGAACTTCCCGGTCGTCATTTTTTTGGAAGAACAAAACAAACCAGGTGAATGGTATGACGAAAAAGAGCGCAAGTCGAATATCCGCTACAAAGTTGATATATTCGACAAAGACAGTACAAGTAGTCTAGCAGTTGAAATCGACAAGATTTTTGCATCTTTAGGATTGCGAAGAACTGACTGTCAAGATGTTCCGGATCCATCACACTTACGTCATAAGTTGATGCGATTCGAAGGTATCGTTGACCTAAATTCACAATTGGTTTATCAATACAGAATGGAGAATTAATAGATGTTAGCAAATGGAATTAAGCTCGCTTATGGAAAAGCTAAAGGAACTTATACTGACCTTGTAGGACTTAAAGAAGTGCCTGAATTCGGTATCGAACCTGAAAAGGTTGAAAACACAACCCTTGCAGATAAGGTTAAAAAATACGAATTTGGTATTGGTGATGCAGGAGAGCTTGAGTACAAGTTCGCTTATGATAACTCAAGCACAAGTTCTTCTTACCGTGTTTTGCGTAAGGCAGCGGAAGATAAGGAGAAACTTTTCTTTGAACAAACTTACCCAGATAAAACTAAGGTTCAATTTGAAGGCCAAGTATCTGTAAAACTTGGCGGTGGTGGTGTGAACTCTGTTATTGAGTTTACTCTTAAAATCGCATTACAATCCGAACTTGAATTCACAGACGGAATTGGAGGTTAATAGATGACTACTCTACCATACGCAGTTTGGCAAGTCAGTGAGAATAAGGAGTTGAAGCTCCGTCTCACATCCTTGCAAGCGACTAAGGTCGAAGAAAAAATCGGAATGAATTTGCTCAAGGTGTTCATGCCGGCAGAAGGCGAATCTTTCACATTGCCGCCACTCAAGGTAATGTTGCTCTTGACTCACGGAGCACTTCAAAAATATGAACACGGCATTTCATTCGAAGATGTATCTGATCTATATGATACTTACGTGGATAATGGTGGCGACCAGGCAGCGTTTATGGCAGATGTTGTCTTGCCGATGCTTCAAGTATCGGGTTTTATGCCACGGGAGGAGAAAAACAAGAAGAAAGCTCCCAAGAAATCCAAAGCCAAAATGGAAGTAATCGACTAGAAGAGACTACTGTCCATTCAGTAAAAGAAATGGTTGAGAGGCTATACCCGATGTTCTTAGATATCGGAGGAAAGCCTCTCGATTTTTGGGATCTAACTATATTAGAAATCAGAGACATGATTGAAAGTCACAATCGTGTCACGATTCAAAAGCGAAAAGAAAAAATAGTTGAATCTTACAGACTTTCGCAGATGATAGCGAATAATGTATCCTTGTTGCTTTCAAAAGAAGCTAAACCTCTTGATGTTTGGGACTATGCCCCGGACTTGTTCCAGGAAGAAAGAGACCAAGTCGAGAAGGCAAGGCAAGAACAAGAAATGAGGATGCATAAGGAGCGTATGCGCGCATTCGCTGAAAGTCATAATCGAAAAATGAAGATGAAAGGAGAATAGATGGGGGTTACTCTCGATGAGCTCAAAGTAATGATTGATGCTGAAATCGCGCCTTTCAAGAACAAGATGAAAGAAGTCGAGAACAGAGTCAAGGATGCATCTGGTAAGGTCCAAGAATCAACCAACAAGATTAAGGCACAGTCCGGTTCTATGTTGGGTACATTTGCTAAATTGGCTAAATTTGCCGGGTTGGCATATCTTGGTAAGAAGATGCTCGATGTCGGTATGTATTCGACTCAAATGGCTCTTGAAGTCACTGCAGCAGTCAATCAAATCAAGCGCCAAATGGGTGAGAGCTCACAAACATTCTTAAAATGGGTTAACGATAATGCAAGTGCTATGAACATGGGTGTTGGTGAAGCGACAAAATATGGGGCGGTATATTCAAACTTATTTTCTGGCTTTATCAAAGACTCAAACAAATTGAGCGCCTATACTGCTAAGATGCTTCAGACATCTGCAGTTGTAGCTGAAGGTTCAGGTCGTAGTATCACGGACGTAATGGAGCGTATTCGTTCTGGTTTGCTAGGGAATACGGAAGCGATAAACTTTTGTCGCACCGCTTAGAAATAGGCGGATTAAGAACTTACCAAAATCGGTAGAACTCTAAATTTTAAGTAATTAAAACATGACGATACCGAGGTAAACTAAGCAATTAAAAAGGCTTAGTCACCGTAGAGCATAGGGATTGAACCTGTGCTTTTTGTTTTGTCAAAAAGTATAGAATAAAATATCCCCACGAGTGGTAAGCACCTAAACAATTCGGTTGTAGGTGAAAATATATGCCGAACTTACAAGAAATTGTAAGAAGTATGGATAAAAAGCCATGCGATAACATTATTGAGAAGATTTAGGGATCAACGTCAATGTGGCGATGATTCAATCTACTGAAGCGTTCAAGCGTTTTGCAAATGGCCAAAGCTGGGACCAACTTGATTACCAAACTCAGCAACAGATTCGACTTATGGCTATCCTGGAACAAGCAACTGCCAAATATGGTACGACCTTGTCGCAGTCAGTCAACGGACGAATTAGCTTGTTTAAATCATTACTTAAAGATGCTGCACTTAACGTAGGAAACGCATTCCTACCAATCGTAAACGCAGTCATGCCAGTCTTGAACTCGTTTGCGATGGTACTGAAGAACGTTACTGCTAAATTGGCCGAATTCATCGCTTTGATGTTTAACAAGAAAGCGACTGTAAAAGACGCTGGTGTAGCTGGTGCAGTCAATGACATGAACGGTTCATTGCAAGATGCAGCAGGCGGTGCAGGCGACCTCGCAGATGCCATGGGTGACGCAGATGATGCTTCAGGTGGTATGGCCGATAACCTCGACGACACAGCCAAGTCAGCCAAGAAAGCTGTTAAGGAATTACTCGGTCTAATGGGATTTGATGAAATCAACCTACTAGGCAAAAAAGATGATTCTGGCGATGATGATGGCGCTGGCAAAGGCAAAGGCGGAGGCGGCGGAGGTAAAGGTAAGAAAGGAAAGGGAGGCGGTGGCGGACCTTTCAAGGATATCTTGCCAGAAGTAGCCTTGACTGACATGGACAACCAATTCAAGAGCATTTTCGATGGCCTTGGAGATAAGCTGAAAGGTTTATTTGACCTATTTGGTAAAGGGTTTAATGCTGCGTTTAGATCTGACGGATTAGAACGTATCAAGATTGGTCTTGGTCAAATCAAGACGACACTTGAAGAAATCGCCACTGATCCACGGGTAGTTAATGCCTTCAATGGCATGACTAAGAAAATCGCTTATGCACTAGGTCAGATAGCTGGTTCTATCGGTACGGTCGGAGTTGGTATCGGTGTTTTCCTTTCTGAAAGCATCGCAAACGGTCTAGGGCGTCAAAAAGAGCGCATCATCCGTGCTCTGGTGGCAGAATTTGAGAACACGGGCAATATGTTTGCCTCGGCTGGAAACATCGCTCAAGCGTTCGCAGACGGCTTCTATGATGTCATTACATCGACTGGAGCTATTCGTATCGGAAGTTCGATTGTGTCATCTATTTTAGCGATTAGTTCAAGTATTGTAGAGATTAGCTACAAGTTCGGTGGGGACCTTATGAAAGGTATCGAGCGAATTGTTACAGATAACATGCCTGGCATTGCTGAAATTTTCTCAAACACTTTGTCTGACATCGCTCCAATCTTTGAAAGTGCTGAACAAGCAATTAATGATATGGTCGACTCAATCAGTCGTGTGTATGATAATTATATTAGACCGTCGATTGAATCATCAACAAAGGCTATATCTGGTTTTGTTAGCGTATTTGTAAAAGGGTGGAACAATCATATCCAACCAGTCATCAAGAAAATCGGTCAAGGTTTCTCTGATACAATCGGTAAGCACATTTCACCATTGATTCAAAAGATTTTGGACATGGTCGCTAGCTTCCAAGAAATGTCACAAGTTATCAATGCTTATTTAGCACCAGTTATCAGCTTTATTGTTGACTTACTGATTAGAATCCTCGCTCCTGCCATTGAGTACATAGTAGAGGTTTTTCGTGTATTATTTAATACTGCTGCAGATATTTTGGGAGGAATAGCCGACTTCCTCAAAGGTGTGTTTGATATTATCACGGGTATCCTTACCGGTGATATGAGCAAAATTTTCGATGGTTTCACCGAAACGGGCGATGCTATTATGAGCATTTTGTCTACAATCTTAACCGGATTGTTGGATTTAACAGTGGCAGTATTGAAATTCATTTGGGATACTGTTGTGGCAATCTTCCAAGGAATTTGGGATGGTATCGTGGCTATCTTCACACCGATTGGCGAATGGTTCGCTGGCGTGTTCCAAGCTGCATGGGATGGAATTGTTGCCATCTTCACGGATTTAGGAACCTGGTTTGGTGAGCGCTGGACTGAAGTGACTACTGCGCTTTCAAATGTCGGTACCTGGTTCAAAAATATGTTTCAAAGTGGCTGGGACGGGCTTACTGGTATTTTTGCAAACATCGGCACCTGGTTTGGCGAAAGATGGAACGATGTGACGACTGCGCTTGCTAACGTAGCCACTTGGTTCGGAAGTATCTTCAAAACAGCATTTGAAGCGGTCAAGAACGCATTCAGCACGATTGGTAGCTTCTTCTCTGGTGTGTGGACCACGGTCAAAAACATCTTCGTGAACGCAGGTCAAATGGTCGGTAGCGCAGTTGGTGGTGCATTCAAGAGCGCAGTTAACGCCGTTCTAGGCACGATTGAGAATGTTGTCAATGGCTTCGTTGGTATGATCAATGGCGTTATTGGCATGATTAATAAAATCCCTGGAGTATCTCTAGGAAGCATTGGCTATGTCAGCCTTCCTCGTTTGGCTCGTGGTGGTATCGTTGATAGTCCTACCGTAGCCATGATTGGTGAAGCTGGTAAAGAGGTTGTTATGCCTCTTGAGAATACAGGCTTCTTACAAACTATGGGACGCGTTGTAGGTGGTGCCGTAGTCAACGCTCTAGGTGGTGGCTTGACACAGTCAAGTGGCTTCAGTGGCAGTGGTGACATCGTCATTCAAATCGGTGGGCACGAATTTGGTCGTGTGGCCATCCAAGAAATCAATCGAGAACAAGAACGTGCAGGACAAGTCTTGCTTAACATTTAAAGGGAGGTAAAATGGCACGCTTAATAATTAACGGGGTGGCTGTTAAGCCTCCCAAATCTTTTCAAGTTGGTATCCAAGACATCGACGGAGAAACAGGTCGAAATGCTAACGGAGACATGGTGCGTGACCGTATCACGACTAAGAGAAAGTTAGATTGCGAATGGGGCATGCTGACTCAGGGCGAAATGAGTCAGATTTTAAATGCCGTAGCTCCTGAATTCTTCCAAGTGTCTTATCCGGATCCAATACATGGCCAAACAACAAAAACATTTTATGTTGGCGATAGAACGGCTCCGAGTTATTCGTTCACAAACGAACTCAAACCTTGGTCTGGTGCTAAGTTCAATCTGATAGAAAGGTAGGTTTTTAAATATGGATGTATTCAGACGACAGAAATTCAATGAAGCGATGTTTGCTAAAAACCGTACTCTTGCTATCAGAGTAGGACAGTATCAATCAAGTGATATCAAAGAAGCGCATTTTGATTATGGCTATATTAAGGGTGACACTTATAAGCCTGGAGGAACATGCGCAGGTAGTGGTAAGATTACTTTTACAAGTATTATCACGACATTCAATAAGCTAGATAAGATTTATCCCGAAATCGGCCTTTTGGTTGACGGAACCTATGAATGGGTGAAGATGGGTGAATACTTTATCAATGATATTGAAATCGACCGCAATCGTAACACCACTACATTAGAACTCATGGATGGGATGTTTAAACTGAATCATGAGTATGTCACGGATTTGACGTTCCCAGCAGAAATCAGACAAGTTGTTAAAGAGATTTGCCTAAAAACTGGTGTAGAGCTAGCAAACAAAAACATGGATATCACATCCATGAACTATGCAATCGAGACGAAACCAAAAGAGAAGAAAATGACATTCAGAGATGTGTTGAGTTTAGCCACTCAAATGCTCGGAATGTCTTGTTTTTTTAACCGAGAAGGAAAACTTGAAATCAAAGAGTTGACCGACTCAGGTATCGTGATTACCGCAGATAATTACTTCTTACACGGCTTAACTAGAAGTGAAGTCGAGTATCAGATTGCAGGTATTACTTGCAAGAAAGATAAAGAAGCGCTGACTGTCGGAACTCGCACAGGTCGTTCGCTTGAAATCGAGAACCCGTTCATGACTCAATCGATTTTGGATAATCTTTATCACAAAATCAAGGATATTCGATACTATCCATTCAACTTGAACTTTCAAGGGCATCTCCTCCTTGATGTTGGCCAATGGGTCACAATCAAAACCAACAAGGGAGAAACATTTAAAACTCCTGTATTGAGTCAATCTTTTAGTTTTAAAGGCGGTCTTCGTAGTCGTATCAGTGCTGATAGTAAATCAGGAAATGATGCGCAGTATTCATACGCAGGAAGCATTACTAAGAAAATTGAACAATTTAGCGAGTTTGAAAAACAACTTCAAAACCAAATTGAAGAAGCGGACAGAGGGTTCGATGCCAAGGTTGACCAAATTAAGCAAGATTTCAATGAACAAATAGAACTTGCCAAAGCTAAAGCAGAGGAAAACAAGCGTGCTCTATCAGATGAAATCGACAATCGATTCTCAGGTTTCGATAGCAGCATGAACGAGAAGCTAGAAGACCAACGAACCAAAATCGAAGAGATTCGTGCTATTGGTTCAACAGTTACTCAGACGGCAGAAGAAGCTTTAGAAGAAGCTAGGAACGCTCTAGAATCTGCCAATACTTCTAAAGACTTGTCTGATTCCAACTTTGCAAAAATCGAGCAGATAACTGACAGAATCAGGACGCTTGTGACTAAAAAAGAAGTTGACCCGTTAACAGAACGGTTGAGGATTGCAGAAAACAGAATCGAAGTCCAAGCTGACCAGATTATCGAGAAATTATCTCGTACTGATTTTGACAGATTGGCTAATGACAGAGGTTTTCAAAGCGCGACTCAAGTCCAGAATATAGTCAAGAACTCTGTTGACGGATTTCAAAGAACAGTCTCACGGATTGAAACCAAACTGAGAGATGTTATTAGAAACGACAATCTCTTGCAGAATTCGTCCATCATTCCTGCAGGAAATAGTTTGGAAGGGACTTGGGAGCTTAACACCTCTGGTGGTAATGGTAGAACAGATGTAATCGCACTTACAGATGCACCACATAACGCTATTAAGAAAGGTATTCGTGTCGTTAATAATACTAACGGTGGGAATAAAGACATAGCTCAATCAATTGATTTGAAGATTGGCGAAAAATACACAATGTCTTGTTGGGCGAGAGTCTCATCGACCAGCTCAAGCCATAATGTCAATCTTTTGATGCGTTCGTGGACTACCAACGACACAAATCGCATATTAATCAAACCTATCTCAAATACTGATTGGGTTCGATATCAATTCACATTTACAGCTGATGCGGTTAAAAACAGAATACAATTTGGTCAAAACGGAAATGGCAGTATTGAAATCTGTGGTATGAAGCTTGAGCATTCTGACCGCATGACCGATTATGATATCTCATCCTCTGAAATCGTGAGTGTTGTTGAATTTAACGATGTAGTCGATACTGTTAAGAGTCACGCTCAAACGATTCAGAGACAGAACGAGTCTATCTCTCAAGTGCTTCAGACTGCGGATGGATTGGTTAACCGTGTATCTAACTTTTTAGAAGATTTTAACTTGGTATATGATCCAACGAATTTTAGCAAGTGGATTAAGAAGCAAGCTGAAGCAAATGTAATCGAAGTTCAGGCTGGCACTAGATTGCTACGAATTACCACTACTGGTAAAAACCAAGCAGTCTATCACGGTTTCGCATTGCCACTTAATACCTCAACCTTTACAAAGGGAGAGAAGCTCAGCTATCGCATGGAAGTATGGGTGGATGTCTTACCAGATGCGCCTTTAGGAATCGAGCTATGGGCTTCTGACGGAGGACTTGCATCTGATAAAGTAACGCTCACTAAAACTGGTACTCAAATCATCACAGGTACGATGACTGTCCAGAAATCATCAACAAAATCAAGAGAATTCCCTCTTGAAATTTGGTTGATGAAGAACGGTAAGGTCGCAATCGGTCAGGTATCTCTTATTCGTGGTGACAAACCGCCTAAGAAATTTAGCGACAATACATCAACACAAGATGTAGTTACACAAACTCAAGTGTCACAATTGCATGATTCCTACGCTATCCAAACATTGACAGGTCCTGGTGCGATTTCTTCTCAAATTAATTTGAATAGCAATAACATTCTGATTGAAGCTGCTAAAATCCGTCTAAAAGGTAGAACGCTACTAGATGAAATCACAGCTATCGATGGTTACTTTAAGCGTCTTTTTGTTGGAGATGCACGGATTGGAACATTGAACACTGACATCATTCGCTCAAATTCGATTGCAGCAGACAAGCTGATATTTGATACTGCTCTGGCTAAGAAGCTTGTAGCTAGTGATGTATTCACGGATACGTTAGCTGCTAAAACTGCATTCATCAACAAGCTACGGTCAGTAGTAGTATCAGCAACATTTCTTGAAGGTTATAAGGGTAAAATCGGAGGATTCCAAATCGGGACTCATGATAAAGACCCAACAACATTCTGGATAACAGGAAGTAATAGCTTTCGTGTTGGTATGTCCGACGGTGGCTGGCGAGTCAAACAAACAGCGTTGTGGGTCAATTGGGGCAACAACTGGGATAAACCAGGAAATTATGCCTGGTTCGTAAACAGCGATGGAGAAATGCACTGCTACAACAAAGCGCAATTTTGGAACGTCCCTCGAGTCCACGGAAATCTTGAAGTTACTGGTAATATTTTTTATTTCATTGACAGAGAGAAGAATAAAGTCGGATACTATCTACACTCTGACACGTTTACACGTATTCAGGAGAACGCTGGCTATGCTTATCTTTATAGACAGTCAGGAGGCTATGCTTGGGTATCTTTAAATAAAGATATCTCTGACCGTCGATACAAGACCAATATCCAAGACAGTCAAGTATCTGGACTGGATGTGATTGAGAAACTCAAAACATACTCTTATCGTAAGGAATACGATGACAAGATTGAAGATATCTCATGTGGTATCATGGCTCAAGATGTCCAGAAATATGCCCCTGAAGCATTTTTTGAAAATCCAGATGGCGCATACTCTTATAATACATTTGCACTTGTGCCTTATTTAATCAAGGCCATTCAGGAATTAAACCAAAAAGTAGAAAGGTTGGAAACAACATGAACGAACAAGACAAGCAGATTAGTAGTCTGACGATTAAATCATTAAGTGAAAGAGTCGGCAATGAAGCTACTCAATCAGCTACGCTAGAAGCTCTATACACGGTTACGGCAATGGAGCTTGAGCAGATGAAACGCATCATCGAATCAGATGAAGAACTTAAAGCAAAATTTGAAGAAGTGAAAGGACAAACAAAATGACAGTAAACAACTACACACTCGCAACTAAACCTTATACTCGTGGATTCGGAGACAAAACTACAACCGTTGTAGAAATCCGCCTACAAGACGGAACTCGCTACACAACCAACCAACGCGAATTGGCTGGTGATCGCACACAAGACCAAGAAGATGTACTTATCCAAGCGGTGTTGGACATGGTGAAATCTGAATTGGATCCAGCAAATGCAATCGTTAAGACTCAACAAGAATTGGAATCCACCAAGACTAAGCAAGATGAGTTGCAAAAACTTATCAAAGCACAACAAGAAGCTAACACAATCACTCAACGTATGATTAAAGTCATGGTTGTCAATTCAGTCATGAGCGAAAATATTACTTACGGAACAGTCTATAAAGACCTTGTGAGCCTATTGCCTGCAATGAAAGTAGGAACAACATACTTTGAAGATGACTTGGTTACAATTACAGACCCTGAATACGTTGAGAAAAACGGTGAAGGTAATAACGTTATCGTTCAAATCAACCGTGAATTTGAATACACTGGCCAATCTATCAAAGACCTCGAAGGTGACTTGTCACGAAATGGAGTGCTTGCAGTATGGCGCTGGATTACACCAAAAGCTGATAGCATCTAAGGAGATGGTATGACATGGGTTGAAATAATCGAGAAGATGATACATGCGATCACTCAGCTAGCTCCTACAATCGGAGTTGTCGCTACTGGCTGGTTTGGTATGCGCGCTAGTAAAGCTGGGAATTTAAACAAGGAACAATTCAAGGAATTGAAGACTGAGTTGAACACTATCCACGTTATTGGTGAAGATAATCAAAAGAATATTATT